TCTCTTCGGCCACCGCTGACCGCTGCCGGCTGTGCTAGGAAGCCACCTCTACTTGCAAATGGCATTATGCATATCCTAATGTTAAGCTGGCATAGTAATTGGTTCCATCATAGAACACACTGATAACATCAATTGAACCTGCCGCAGTTGATAGCGTCTTGGTACCACCTGCAAACTTCATTGTTGAAGTTAACAGTCTTGATCCTGTGCCATCTTGTGTTACTAGCAATGTGAAACTGTTACCTGCAGTAATACCAGTGATTGCTGAGAATGTTAAATCGCCATTCAGTGTGATACTTTGTATACTGCCGTTGCCAATAGTAGGTGTAATTGCACCCGATGTTGTGCCAATTGCATATACCACTTCCTTGAATGTGGTTAGTTTAGCTTTCTCAAGATTGACTACACCACTTCCGTTTGGAATAATATCAATGTCGCCATTGCTGGCACTTAGTATATCAAATCCGTTTACATCTAGGTTCTGTGTTAGTGTTCCGCCAAATGTTCCAGTTGCTCCAGTTGGACCTGTTGCGCCTTGAATACCAGCTGGGCCTGTATCGCCTTGTCCACCTTGTGCACCAGCAGGTCCAGTTGCACCTGTAATGCCCTGTATACCTTGTGGTCCTGTGTTACCAATGCCACCTGTTGATCCAGTAGGTCCAGTTGCACCCTGTATACCTTCACTGCCCTGTGCTCCAGTTGGTCCTGTTGCACCCTGCGTTCCAGTATTACCTGTTGGTCCAGTAGCACCTTGTGTGCCCTGTATACCCTGTGGTCCTGTGTTACCAATTCCGCCAGTTGATCCTGTAGGGCCAGTAGCTCCTTGAATACCAGTAGGTCCTGTGTTACCAATGCCACCTGTTGAACCAGTTGGTCCTGTATCGCCTTGTGTGCCAGTGCCTGTTGGCCCTGTGTTACCAATGCCACCTGTTGATCCTGTTGGTCCTGTTGGGCCTTCAGGTCCTGTGTTACCTACGCCTAATGGGCCAGTAGCACCTTGTATTCCGGTAGGTCCAGTTGGTCCAGTTCCACCAGATCCTTGTGGACCAGTGTTTCCTTCAGCGCCTTGTGCTCCTGTAGGACCAGTGGCACCTTGTGTTCCTGTACCACCTGTTGGACCAGTTGGTCCTGTGTTGCCAACTCCTTGTGGTCCAGTTGAACCTTGAGATCCAGTTGGACCTGTTGAACCTTGTGGCCCTGCAGGTCCAGTAGCTCCTGAACTTCCTGTTGATCCTGTTGGTCCAGTATCGCCTGATGGTCCTGCTGGTCCTGTGTTTCCTGTTGGTCCTGTGTCGCCTTTTGCCGCAGCCGCTCCACTTGGTCCTGTTGGCCCTTGTGGGCCTGTTGCTCCGAGTGGCCCTTGTGGGCCTGTATCTCCGTTTTCGCCTTGTATAACAACTGCTTCAGTTGATATAGTAATATTGGCACTTGATCCTGATATTGTTGCACTCATATTGTTATTCCTGTATAATCTGCTTCAGTTGTTGGGTCACCTGGTGTTACGCCTGGCTCCCATGCTTGCATAAATGCCCAACGATGTACTAGGATTTGTGTTACTCCCACATTCGGCACATTCCATGTGAAACCAAACACCACAATTGGCACATTCTTTCGTGCATCTGGGTATAGTGGTCCTGTGTACATATTAGCAGGGAAGTTTACCACAACTGTACCTGCAGTTGAGTTAATGATGCTTGGTACATCTGATCCTGTAATATCTACTTTTGGAAAAGTTCCAATAACATTACTGTTTGCGAAATTTGGTGCCCCAGTGTTTCTGTTGAATGTGACTGCATCTACAACAACTGTTTGATATTCAGCTGAGAAAGTGTATGTGCTTACATCCACTCCATAATTGTAAATCACACTTCTTTGACTACTGGGAAAAGATTGCTCCATGATCAATTGATCTGGGCCGCCAATATATTGGCTAAATGTTAGTACTCCGGCCATGCCGTATCTCCTTTGGGCGATAATGCAAATACTGTGGCATTTGCACTGTTGTTATTTATTGACTGTTAGGTACCAGTGTGTAGGTAGTTAAATCTACTGTATAATCACCAGCAGGCACAGTTTCTTCTGCATCAATATATCCTACACTGTCTGACGATGATGCAGGTAACAGTGTTGGTTTTTTGGCAAAAGAAACTTGAGTGATAGTTCCTTGTGCATTATAAAAATATCTATTCATTAGTCTCTCACAAGCTCCCAGTTTATTGTACAATCGCTAGTTCCAGCAAATGTGGTAAAATTATTCAAAAATATCTCGTTCGCTGGTACTGCGCCACCACCAACAGGAGCAGTTCTTCCAGTATAGTTCATATTCAAATCTAAAGTTTGTATAATTTGTAACGCCACATAATATGTACCAGCAGTTGGATTTGGCAAGGATAGTTTCACATAGTTACTGGTCCAGTCAACAGTTGCTTGTGTTACTATTGTACTAGATGCTAGTGTTGCACCAACTCGAAGACTAACATTAAATGCTGGTTGTAAAGCCTGTGCAGGGGCAGTGATAACTGATCCAGTGTGGTCAACATATTTCCATTGAGCAGTCACTGTCGGTGTTTCTATGTTGGCACTGATTGCAGTGTAACCTGCGGGTATTGTAGTACTGGTGGATATTTGCTTGGTAACATCGTTGGTATTGTTTCCATCGTAAACCAAATCACTGTTACTACCAGCACTCATAGCCGCCAATTGTGTGCCCACAGTTGATGCAGAGATTGTGGTAAACACATTGTCAACTTCACTCAAACCAGTTAATGATTTACCACCAGTTGCAGTACCAAAGGTTGTTTCAAACTCTTTGAACAATCCTGGTGTGCCAGTGTATGCGTTATTGCCACTTTCATTGTCGTCTATAAGTCCTTTGAGAATTGCCATCAATCCATTTGCGGCAGTCAATCCCAATAGACTACTACCAGTGTTGTCAACAACATCTGTAACAGTACCAATGGCATCAGTTTGTTGTTGTGGTACAAATGCAAGCAATGTACTTGCTGGTGAAAATGGTCCAGTTGTGGTTGAGTTCATGCCTCTTGTCTTTACATAAACATTTTGTCCATCCAGTCTATCAAAGTCTGTGGTTACAGTTGTGCCTGGAGGAAAGTTACCTCCACCTACAGGAAACTCTTCTGCTACCTGTGAATAGCTTGTGCCATCACTGCTGATCCAAAACTCCATGCTTTCAACTAGTCCACTTGGTACTGTGGTTTCAATGCTAAGTCTTGGTCTTGCAACCAATTTGAAATCAGTTACCTGTGGTTGTACTGGTGTGCCAATGGCACCTGCGGCTCTAATACCATTTCTATCTGATCTAACAAATCTGTTTAGGTTTGATGTATCATACACCAATGGATCATACTGTTGAGCAGTTATTGAATATGTGATTGCACCATCTTCTACTCTTTCAATGGTAATAACTCTAAACAGTTTTGAACTCCAACCATAAGGTGTGTTTGTAATACCAACAACATTACCTGGATTGATATCTGAAGCAGTCCAATCTGTTTGAAAGGTAACAATCAAGTCTGCTCTACTCTGTTTAAGTTCTTGTAGTGCAATTATTTCTGCTTGAACAGGTTCATTGCACTGTGCCAACTGTATTACCAGTTCATTGTCTGGTTCATTTGGATTTCTATCTGAAGCACTCAATGCCACTCTAACAAAGTCAACTTCATCAGCAGTGTCTCTAAGTGGAAACTCCACCATTACACTATTGTACATTTCATCTAGTCCTGAACCATTCACGCTTATTCCGCCAATTATGTCTGAGTCTGTGAATGTTCTTGTGGTTGTTTCTGTTTTCAGTATTACCACATTCCATTTGCCTTCGGTTGCATCAAAGCTGATCAAACTGCCAGCAGTTGTGGCAAGTGTTTCCATGTTGGCAAGAACATTGTTGTTGGTATCAACCAATCCGTTGATTTGATACCTATTTGGTAGTGTTGTGGTTGTCATTATTCTGTGTCCTCTACATAAGGCTGTGTTACTGTAGTTACGCATCCAATAGGGTTGGTAAGCGTATAAGTTATCTCTCTTGGGCTTGAACTAAGTGCAGGGAATACTGCGGCATCAGCATGTCCAAGACTAGGTGATGTTGGTGGATATGTTGATGCAGTGAAACTATCAAATCTAAACAAACAGATAGTATCACTGTCCAGTGGTACAAAGTTGTTTTGATACACTGTACTATCAAAGTTTTCAGTATATCTCACAGAGGAACTAACTCGCAGTTTTTGCATTTGACTGGTACTGCTGGCATCTATGGCTATTGCAAATCGGTTAAAAAGCGTACCATAGATGTATCCGTCTGGAATGCTAACACTGTTATCATAATCATATGCTGGTTTCTGCTCTACACCATTAACCCAAAGTTTGTACTGTGGTGACTTTTGCAGTGTACTGTACCAAGCACTGCCATTCCACACATACACCTCGGTTCCAGCACTAGACACAATATATGCATCACCCGTTGTATTTCCACTTGAGGGTAAATCAGAAATCAGATATACTGTGCCCAGGATTGGTCGCTTGGTAACTGCATAATGATTAAATCCACTATTAATAGTGCCTGTTACTTGCACGCCATAACCAGGAGTTGCGTCGGTTCCATATAAGAAAGTGTTAGTGCTGTTGAATATCTTAAGATCAAGTCCTGGTTCGGAAGAACCTGACCAGAAACTATTTCCATGATATACAGTACCAGTTTGATTTGCCACAAATTCCATAGTTTCAACTGTATCATAGTAAAGCCTGTTTGGAGCAGTGCCAGTGAAATCAAACAGTATGTGCCCAGGACCTGCGGATGCGTTACTAGGAATTGTTATTGTGTTGTTTGCACAAGTTATACGGTAGGCTGGAGTTAAATCACCATAAGGATCATAAAAATCTATTTCAGTTGTGGCGGGTGTGTAGGTTTTGTTATAGGTTATGCTCATTGATGCAAGATAACTGTTGATAGCTTCTCGTGTGCCAATATATTTTAGACTTCCGAATGTATCATAGTAATTCCAAGGCACACTGAATTGATTCAATGGTTCAGTACTGGTTGTGGTTAATAGTATTGTCTGTGGTGAGTCTTCTGTAACAATGTCTAGTGTATAGAGATTGTTTTCTTTTATATGTGGATCTACAATATTTCCTTGAAAGTCACTGGCATCAAAAGTTGCAGTCAAACCTGCGTTGTTGCTTTCAAAGTTTAGCAGACACTGTGTTGATGCATCTTTGCTAAAAGTATCTGGTGTTGGTGTAAAGTTTGTGGTTCCGTATCTCGCCACATTACTCAATCTATAATCATCAAAATAGACATCAAGCCCATTACCACCTTGTCCTAACGAAATACCAGGAATAGTAAAAGTTTGCGTATCTGATTTGCTGGTATTACCTAGACCGTCCACAGTCATAATTTGACCATTCAATGAGTGTCTAATCAAACCATCTTTTCTCCAGATGGCATAGTGTTGCCAGGTATCCGCTTGAAATACATTAACGCCAACAGAATCTGCTGGGGCGGTACCTGTGCCATTACTGCTCGCAATACCAAATTTGTTAGCAGTTATCCTTGTTGATCCATATGCAATGTTAGGAGGCGTAGGTCCTACGAAAACAGTAACGGTATTAGCGGCTATATTAGTGTCGGTGGCTAAATCTGTAGTTAATCCAAGATAATGATATGCTGGGCCAGTATAAGGAGTTGAACCAGAGGTTATTCTCTTCCACCAAACTTCTATAGTGAAGTCACTGGCTAGACTAATTGGTGTTGTGTATACTGCACCAATTGATCCTGTGCCAAGTATGCTTAATCCTTTTGTGCCAAAATATGAAGCGGCAGTTGCTATTGAACTGTCCCCGCCGCCATCTAGATCAAACTGTTTTCTAATACCATACTGTTCTGGTATCTGTTGTGATCTAACACTGTCAAATATTTTTGGTGTAAGTGTTCCTATGGCAACAGTTGCATCAGCAGTGAATACAATATTAGGCAAGTCACCTTGTGGTGGTAACAGTTGTGGATTGTCTACCACAGTGATGGTTGTGTTGATAACAAATGTTCTTGAACTAGCACTACTGGTAATGGTTGTTCTTAATGTTATATCTGGATTGCTTGCACTGATTGTGCAGTCCTCTGACATGTCCATTAGCACACTACCATATAGATAATCACTTTGTGTGCTTATTCCTGTTATGGTATACTCTGTGCCACTTACTGCGGTTAGTGTTACAGTGTTGTCTGGTGTTACTGCGGTATTCAACACTATGTCGCGGTAGGTATAACTGGTATAGCCTGTGAGAAACACATGGTTGACTGTGAGTGTGCCTGTTGATCCTAGTGTGCCTAGTTCTTTGGCGACATCCCATGTTGACACCGGAACAGTATTCTTTCTGCCTTTGCTGAATGTGGCAGTTGCAGTTGCAGTGGCAACTACGGAGGTTGCACTGTAGGTGTTTAGTTCAGCAAGAGTACTCATGTGGCATTTACCACCAGGGTGAAGTCAGCAGTCGCACCAACATCCTTGAACACATTTGTTATTGTGGTACTTGCGGCACTGCAAGTGGCAACAGAGAAACTGCTGGTCCAATCTTGAAATGTTTTCATACCTGATATGGTTGTGTTTGTGCTACTCACTGTGGTAACTGTTAGTGTGTTGGTTGCATTGGCTATGTTTGGAAATGCCACAGTGCAGTTTGGATGTGTGATATCTATTAGTGCTCCAGCAGTTGCACTTGAACCAATTGTCTTTGCTAGGTCATAGGTTATGTAAGGCACATTGAATGCCACACCAGTATCAATTGATATGTCAAGGTCTGTTGTGGTAAAAGTCACAGTGGTTGCACTGTATGTGTTTAGATCTGCTAGTGAGCCCATTGTTTATGCTCCTATATCTGTACTGGCTATCCCTGCTCCATAGCGAGTGTTTGTCATGTAATCATACAAACAATCTCCAGGCAGTTTCATTGAGTTTGTTATTGTAAACATCATGTTTGGTACACCAGTTACACCTTTGTCTCTACTGTAGGTAACTTTGACAATTGCAAACAATGTGTTGCTCATGGTAAAGGTTGCACCCCAGTTTGGCATGATATTGTAAGCATTGGCTAATCCTGCATTGGTGTAGTATTCTGGAACAACAGGTGCAGTTGAACTGCCAGCAAAGCAATAGACTTCAACTAGATCCTTTACTGATTCATCTCTGTTGCCTTCTCTGTCAATGCCATAGTCTGCATCAGTACCACCTGATTGAAATACCAATCTTTGATCATTGTAGTAGATATCATTGAACACATATGAACTGGCTGAACTGGTGCTCAACAAGTTGCCTGTTTGTTCAGCAATTGCAACACAGAAGTACATGGTTTGATTGTTGTCTGTGAGCCAAGCATCAGTGACAACACCACCTAGTGTGGCTTGTCCATACAACACTGGCAATCTGTGTTCAGTATCTGGTGTAACTTGTACTGCCACTCCTGGATCAACCATTGTGGTTTTGATAGCGGCTCTTTGTGCATCGTTTTCTTTGCTCATCATTGAAGTGACTTTGTTTAAGGCAAAGCCCATCAATGCAGTTTTGGCAACACTTGCTCCAATGGAGTTTGATCCTAGAAAGCCACCAACACTTTTAATAATGCTACCGGCATTGCCAACAATGTCGTTTAACCAACTCATGAAGGGGCTCCGAAGTTGAATTGACTACGCATTAGATTGGGCACCCTATCCATACTAGGATCAGTAGGATAGAATCTTCTTTGATCTGTTGGATTGGTTCTTCTTCCTGTGGTTTTGTTATTGAGCAAACCAACTTCACTTGCCACAGTGAACACTATGGTATTTGAACTACTCAATGAAGGATGGTCGTGATCTTCACTAAGTCCATAGTTTGTTATCATGCCTCTGAATTCCTGTGCTGGATTGGTTACACCTGCAGTTACCACTAGTTCACCTGTGGTAACATCAAACACACCTCTGTATATTCGAACACTACTTCCTCTGTAGTCCACACTCAATACTGATTGCATTGAACTATCTGGAATACCTGATAATGTGATAATAATCTCTTTGCCACTTGCACGGATTTCACTGGCTTGATTGGTAACACTCAATAGACTGCCTAATCCTGTGAAGGTTACAGAACCAAAGGTGTATGCTTTGAAATAGTCTGAGAATGTGAGTGTTAATGAAGGATTAACACCTATCTCAATGAATGTGTTGCTTCTAAGGGCTACCTGGGTGTCATATGCCATTATACCAAACTCTCATAGAATACAAAGGGTCCACTCCAACTTATTTGATCCCTTTGGAATATGGTCCAATCCGGAAAGTCTGTGCATATCACAGTCCACACACAGTTCTCTGCCACACGCAATGTAACATTGGTACCTGCGGCATCCAACAAGGGTCTGCTGAGTGTAACTGTGTTACTACCAAAAGCAACATCAGCACTGACTGTGTAACATTTACCTGTTGAACCCAACTGTATTACATCACCAGCTTTGAAATTGAAACCTGAAGTTGCTTGTCCACCTGTTAGTGTAATTGTATTGCCTGTGGTCCAACTAGCAGTGATAGCAGTTTTATCTGCGGCATTGCCTTGATATGTCATTAGGTAGTTCACATAACCTGCGGCATTGAATTGAATGTTTGCAGTTGTGTATTTGCCTAATACTTCTGCAGTGGCAATTAAGCCTTTGTATTCGCTCCACTTGGGACCATTGGGTGGTGTAACTTCAAAGCGCCAAACTTGTCCACCTCTTGAAGTTGCTCGCACTGTACCATCTCTTGATGTGGTACTTGCTGTCACACCTCTTTGATTAATACTGATTGATTGTGCGTTATCAAATATCCATTGAAAGCTCATCCGCCTATCTCCTTGTTGCCATGCTACGACGGCCTTGTTCTGTAACTGCGTATATCAATCCAGGATCTCTAGCTACCAATGCGGCAAAGCTCTGAGCATCAACTGCATTGATATTGTAATTGATTGTTTGTCCTCCTGACATTGGTGTTACCATTGCTGGTCCGCTTACCATTTCTGGTCCTCGCTCTCCAACTATACCATAACCACCTGCAGGAATCATTCCGCCATTTGCAAAGAAGCCGGAGAAGAACTTGCCTACTCCACTAACTGCACTTGATATACCACTGCCAATTGAGTCTAAGAAGCCTCCACCACTGCTACTGCTACCGCCGGAACTGCCTCCAAACAAACTGCCAATTGAACCAATAATTGAGTCTAGTCCACCACCGCTTGAACCCTTGCTAGGTGAACTTGAACCACCAAACATAT